TTGGGTGCTGCCACTTCTTCGGGTCCTACCACTTCTTTGGGTGCTGCCACTTCTTGGGGTGATGCCACTTCTTCGGATGCTGCCACTTCTTCGGATGCTGCCACTTCTTGGGGTGATGCCACTTCTCAGGGTGAAAGTAAAGCGAATGGAAGTAAAGCGAATGGAAGTAAAGCGAATGAAAGTAAAGTGGATTACAACGAGATAGATATGAAAGACATTGCAACTGTTACAGCAGACTCCGATTTATTTAATTTTACAAAAAATATTATATTTGGAGAAATTTTAAAAACATCTACAGGTTCATCACATGTAAGTTTATTTGATAGTACAGACACATGTTATTTATATGATATATCTATAAATTCTATTAATAAATTATCACAAGTATTATATGGTATTTATAAGTCTACTATTGTAGACGTAGACAAACCATCTTTTGACCACGAAACTCATTATTTTTTTGAAGACCCGATAACACAAGAGTTAATGTTATTAAGAGAAAACGTATATAATATTTTCAAAATAATTAATCCTTCTAAGAAAAATGAAGATGAATTTAATACATATTTTACAGCAATATTAAGTGGTGCTACCAAAGAAACATTTAAAAATATTTATAGATTTGTTTTAATAAATTACCACCCAGATAAAATTCCAGATCTTGACGCAAACAAGAAGAAAGAAGTTGAGGCGATTATGACGGATATAATAATTAATTTATCTATAATCGGCGATTCATTTAGAGGAGGGTCATTTGGAGGAGGGTCATTTATGAAGGGAGGGGTTGGAGGAAAAAAGAAGAAAGATGTTGATATAGCCGCATTTTTAGGAATAAATAAACTTCTAGGTAAAAGTATCCTGGAAAATAGTTTAATATTAATGGGATGTGCAATTGGGGATAAATCGTTAGGATATTTTCCAGATACAAGCAACATCACCACCCCGGTCACAGACTATAAATTATTTCATAAAAAGTATCCTGGAATTAAACCAAAGTTTATAAATATTTTTAATGGTGAAGGAATAATTAAGGAAATGAATGACACAGGGTATTATGATAATTCTACTGATACTATACGGTGGGATTTGATATGTCCGTCTAAATATTCTCCAGGAAAGGTGGGTGACGCTTCTCCAGGTAGTGAGGGTGCCCCGTTAGAATTTAGAAAACTTATAGCACGACGTATTTTACTAAACATACAGGTTTTAATATTATATATAACGTGTTGCCCTAGTGATATAACAGCTTCTAAACTATTAACGGGGCTCTATTTAACTATAGATAAAACAACAAGAAATTATAACGAAATTAAAAATAGGGGGTTTTGGGGTCCTCCAAAAAAAAGTGAGGAACAACAAATAAAAACCCTTATTAATATTAGAGGTAATGATGGTGGAAAGGATGAAATTCAGAAGTTTGTTAAAAAAAATAGAACTAAATACTTTGGGTTTATGTTTGATTTTTATGAAAAAAATCCCCCTACAATTGGAGCAAATACATGGCACCCCTTTAATACTCCACCATTATGGTTAACAAATGGTAATAAGGATGACGCATTACAATTTTCTTTTAACATAGTACTACAACATCTACTCCCAGAATTTGTACTGTATATGGGTGAACATGATATGTTTAATGGGTCTCAGGGACGAGAAAATTTCATTAGAAAAAATAACAACGATGTTGCGGCAGAGTTACCATTACCATCACCCGTTGACACAAATAATAAAGCATATATTATAAGTAATGCATCAAAATTTATTTTTCCTTCACAACAAAAGGTGGGAGACGATAGATTTGGATTATTTAACCTAAACGGTGCAAACACAAGAGATTTAAATTACTGCTCTGTTCCATCTATAGCAGATAATCAACCTACATGTTCGGTAACTGTCGATAAAACTGCATCTACTGAAACATATCCTCGTTCACATGAATATGACTTAGAAATGTCTGTCGAAGCAGAAGATGCGATAGGACAAATATATTCATATGTGATAGAAATGACAAAAACCAGCAATTCACGAACCAGTTATTATATATCTGCAGCATTATCTATGCCATCACAACCTTCAATACTTATCGGTGATAAAACTGAAATTAATGATCTTAAAGGTTCCCCTTTAGGGGCGGTATCATCATTTCTTGAATTATTAAAAAGTATGAATACATCGTTAAAAAGTGGTGCAAATTTGTCGCGATATAATGGTACTACACTCCCACCAAGAGAAATATTACAAGAATTCTTTAAAACAAATATGGAAATAATAACAAAAATGAGTGTTAAAAAAAGTATCGGAGATTATGGACAGGAACATGTTGCCGCATGTAAATGGGGATCAGGTGTCCCGTCTGAAGTAATTGCTGCAGCAACTGGTTACGATAATGTTCTTCCATATCCAGATGATGGTAATTCGTTAAGAATGATGTTAGCAAACGACAGACCATCTGCATATAGAAATATATTTATGTTATTATTTTCAGAAGAAAATAGTGTTAATAGTAGAGCAGTTGCTGGTTATTGGAATGAAAATCCTGCTGTAGTTTCTGGTAGTAAACAACCAGTTAAATCACTTAAAAATACAATAGTTATATCACCCGCTACAATTTTACCAGATGGTCAAAAACAAGGAGGATCAGTATTTAATACGTCTCTGAGGACAGATGAAGAATTAGGGTTCACACCCAGTGCTTCCGATGGAAAATTTAGCCAAGCAGATATTCGAGCAAAAATTCGAGGTGTGCCTCGAATTCAAACAAGACGGCAAATAAAAGAAAAAGAATATGAAAATAAAAGAATGAGTATACGAGGATATACAAAATGGTTAAAAGCCCAACCCAACGATGTACATGTACACTTATCTATTGTCGGACCTTACATTAAAAAAAATTTAATGGAGAAATTAAAAGATATATATATGTCCGACAGAGGGCGGACAAAAAAAGTTGGATTAAATAAAACAGGAACTACTTGGGTGGAGATTGGAACTTTGGGAGGAGGAAGGGTAAAACGAAAAACTAGAAAAAGAAGGTCCGTGAAAAGAAAAAAAAGGACAAAACGAAGATCAACTAAAAGAAAAAAGAAGACTATTAAAAAACGGAAAAAGAAAAGACGTCGTCGAACAAAAAGAAAGAATTTAAAATATAATTAATATTATATGCATCATTTTAATTTTGTTCAGTTTTTTGTAACGATTGGTTTTTTTTATATAGAGGCATTAATTCACTATAATATAGGGAAATATGGTACATTAGGAATTTCATTTCCTAACTGGAATCAAAATAAATTAATTATAGGCGTTATTGCTATTTTTTCATTTGTTTCGTGTATTATTACTGGATTTGTTGAAGATATTGTAAATAAACTAAATAAAACTTAACTAAATTTACCAATTAACCATGCGACAATGGAAACTGCTGCTGCGGTCCACGCAGTAATATAATATTTAGATAATTCAAACTGAGCATAATTTATAAATTGACAAACAGGTGAACCCAATCGGATTACTGATGTAAATAATCCCCAAAAACCTGTTCCCACACACACAGAAATATATACATGAATTAATACATAATGTAAAGTTGCAATACTCAATGCAACCAATGCAAATTTTAACATACCATTGTCTTTAAGGATATTCTTTATTTTTTGAAGAGACATTTTAGAGCGAATTGATTTTTTTATCATAAAAAAATCAATTTTTAATTAATAAAATATACGTAAAAAAGAAGATAAACATAATGAATTAATTATATTATAAATGTCAGGAATAGAAATAATACAAGAAGTAAGTGAAGAATATTTAGGTTCGTCAAGTGATGAAGATACCTGTAAAATACTGGAATACAATTCAACTCAAAACATCGATGAAAACGACAAAGAAACGATAGATGATTTAGAAGAATTTATTGATAAATGTGTTCAAAAAAATCTCAGTATTAAAAACCCTATATTAGAAGAAACGGAAGAAATTAAACAGGAGAATGTAGATCTTAAAAAAACAGTATACTGTGAAGATCCTCTGGTTTTCACGATAGATAACTATTTAACAGACGAAGAATGTGATCATTTTATAAATATTAGCAAGGATAAAATGCAAAGGGCAGTCGTTTCTAGCGATAAGAAGGGATACGTATCTACAGGAAGAACAGGATTAAATCATTGGGTTGATCATAATCAAGATGAAACTACAACACGAGTTGGAGAAAGAATCGCAAAAGAGGTTGGACATCCATTAATAAATTCTGAAAAATACCAAATTATTTATTACGGTGAAACTCAAGAATACAGACAACATTATGATAGTTGGGAACATGATTATTCTGAAAAATCTCTCCGATGTATGAAATATGGAGGTGCGAGATTATTAACTGCATTATGTTATCTCAATGATGTTGAAGAAGGTGGAGGAACATGTTTCCCAAAATTGGATGTTGTCATTAAAGCAAAAAAAGGAAGAATTGTATGTTTTGAAAATACACACAAAGATAGTCATATTAAACATAAGTTAGCCGAACACGCCGGTATGCCGGTTATTAAAGGAGAGAAATACGCATTTAATTTATGGTTTAGAGAATGTCCGAGAAGTGTACTTTATAAAGATTTTAACCCAGAATACTATAAAAAGGGGGAACCTATTATTAGAAAAAGAATTGAAGATAATTTAAAAAGAGAAAATAACTCTCATACACTTGGTAAAATAAATAAAACACATCCTCTTATTATGAATTACTTATTAAAAGATAATGTATTGTCTGGTGCCAAATTTTTAGACAATCCTACTTATAATTTAAGAAAAGTAGAAAATTTTATAGACGATGATTTACATGAAAAAATTATGAACAATACATCGTTTAATGATAAGACAAAAAGAAGTTCTTGTTGGGTAAAAAAATCGACCGTTCCTAATTTTACCCAAAAATTGGAACAATTGATGGGTATACCGAGTGAATTCTATGAAAATTACAATGCTATTCAATATAAACCAAACGAATCACATAATAACTTTTTAGATGCATATGATTTAACATCAGATAGAGGTATGAAATACTGTTCTACATTGGGTCAAAGAGTATATACAGTTGTATTATTTTTAACTAAAAATATAGAATATAAAATGACAAAAATACATCAAAAATATGTTTCGCATGGGGACGATATTTTAATATATAAAAATACAGAAGAGAAATGTAATCAACGTAATTCAATATACACACATAGTGTCTTAAATAAAAGTGATGACCCCGGTATTATTTTAAATATTTATATACGTGAAAAAACTAGTAATAATAAAAACATTTTTGATAATGAAAAATTTACGATATTATTAGAAAATAATGAAATAAAAGAGATAGACCCTAAAGAGATGACAAGTAGTAAGATGGAAGTCAACAATGCGAAAGAAACAGAAGAAAATATTAAATTAGAAATAAAAGAAACAGAAGATTACCAAGAAACATATGATAA